GAAATATTAAAGCACAAATTGTTTGAGGAAAAACCATATCCAAAAGGAAAAAATAAAAGGTATAATGCAGATTATAAACCTTTAATTCAAACGCAAATATTTTAAAATGATAGGGTGGGTATTAATAACAGCCATTTCAATGTGGCTAATAAGACAAATAAAAGAATGAAAATATTAGAATTATTTGCAGGGAGCAGAAGTTTCAGCAAAGTAGCGGAAGAATTAGGACATGAAACTTTTAGCGTAGATATTAAAGCTTTTGATAATATTGATTTGGCGATAGATATATTAGATTTAGATTTACACGAACTTAAAAAAGAATTGTTTAAAAAAGGAATAGATAATATAGACTGTGTGTGGGCTAGTCCGCCATGTCAAGCATTTTCAGTATTACAAATAGGTAAAAATTGGTATCACGACCACACACCTAAAACTGACAAAGCAAAAAAATCAATTGAAATAGTCCAAAAAACATTAGATATAATAGATTTTTTACAACCAGATTATTATTTTATAGAAAATCCAAGAGGCAAATTAAGAAAACTAGAAGTAGTAAAAGGAATACCTAGAGCAACTGTTACATATTGTCAGTATGGAGATACAAGAATGAAGCCCACAGATATTTGGACTAATCATCTGTCAAGCAATGATTTATTTGGAGATAACAAATCACAGGGGTGGATGCCTAGGCCTATGTGTAAAAATGGAGATTCATGCCATGAAGCCGCTCCACGTGGAGCAGCAACAGGAACAAGAAAATTAAAAGGAAATTATTTAAGAAGTAAAGTCCCTTATGAATTATGTAAAGAAATATTATTAACACTTTAAAACAAATAAAATGAAAAAAATGACACAAAAAGAAAGAGTGGTAAGACACTTAAAAGACAAAGGTTCAATAACATCATTAGAAGCCATGAAAGAGTATGGTATCATGAGGCTAACATCAAGAATTTGCGAATTAAAAGATGAGGGCTATAAAATAAGGAGTGAATTTGTAAGCAGCAAAAACAGATACAACGAGCCTGTATCGTTTAGCAAATATTCACTAATGAATTAATGAAGTCAATAAATAAATTAAAAAAAGAACTAGATAAATGGTTTAGTCTTTACATTAGGCTTAGGGATGCTGATGATTTAGGTTTTGTAAAGTGCTACACATCTGGGCGTTACTATCACTATAAGAGTATTCATGCAGGACATTTTATGTCTAGGAAATGCTTATCAACTCGGTACTGTGAGTTAAATGTGCAACCACAGTCAATAGCGGATAATCTTTATGGGCAGGGAGAACAATATACTTTCGGATTAAATTTAGACGCACAATATGGAGAAGGAACTGCTGAAAGTTTACAGATTAAATCTAGGCAAATACAAAAGTTTTCTAGGGTAGATTATGAAGAAAAGATAAGTTATTACAAAGAGGCTGTTAAAAACTTAAAAAAAGAAAAGGGAATTGAGTAAACATTTATTATAAATTTGGCGTATGCACAAACCAATATACGCAAGTGAACAACATAAATCTATTATAGATGTTTATATTACTATGTGCAAACAATTTGTTGAAGATGTCACAACCAAGACAAGATACAACAATTATTTGGAAGTTGTTGATGTAATTATGGAGTACTCAAATAATTATGGAAAAGGAACACATGAAAACAACTTTTACGATTGGATCATGATAATTCCAATAAACTTATCAGTAGCGACAAATGGTTTTTTTGCAGGGATAGAAACCAAGACAAATGCAGCAGTAGTCAGAGCATATAAAGTTGTGTTAGAAGAAATGCTATATGAGGTTGTAGAAAAGCTAGACAAACTAGAGCCTAAACATGACTGAGATATATTTAGAAATAGCTAAATTAACAGATAAGTTTAGAACAATGGCTTATGGATTAACAACAGATGAAGTTAAAATAAATGATGCGGTGCAGGAATTAATGCTTTATTTTCTACAAATGAATCCTGATATTTTAAGGGGTATATATAAAAAGGATGGTGTTGATGGCTTAACAAGGTATGGGGCGGTTGCTCTAAGAAGAGCATTAACAAGCACTAGAAGCAATTTTTATTATAAATATGAAAAGTATTACACACATATTGATGGCTTTGTTTATAATTCTAATAAAACTGATAATAATGATAGTTTTTTTTATGATAATAGTGGTTATAAAAATTTATCAAACATTCCGAATGAAGAAATAGACAATACACAATTAGATAGGTTAGAATTAATTGATAAGGAATTGGATAAATTAGATTATTGGTACGATAGGGAATTATTTAAGCTTTATTATTATGAAGAGGGTAGCACACTAGATAAAATACATAAAAAAACAAGAATAAGCAGGAATAGTATATTTACAACAATAGACAAAGTAAGAAACATTTTAAAAAATAATTTAGCTGATAAAAAAAATAAATGAAAAAAATAATTTTATTTTTATTTGTAGTATATGGATTAAAAACATCCGCACAATTATGTGATTCAATAACATATTGGGCAGATCAAAGCCAAGGATTTAATGTAGGTCTTGATACATCAAACATAGCTAATAGCCCTGATTCTATGAAAGTATGGTGGGGGGCTTGTGCTAATGGTGTATGTTATGCAGGGCAAGGTATGAGTTATTATTTTTCGCAAATTACATCAACCGATACAGTAAAATTAAATTATGATGTATATATATATACAAATGGTTTAGTAGAGGTATGTAGTATAGAAGATTGGTTAATATTTGATGGTAATAATTGGGTGGTATATAATATGAATACTGTTGGAATAAAAGAACACAAAGACAAAATAGGAATCAATAAAATGTATGATTTATATGGCAGAGAGATATTAAAGCCTAATGGTTTTTATATAAGAAACAATAAATTATTTTATGAATAAGTTTTTTGTGCCAAATAATGTGTATGAGGACAGGCTAGAAATATGTAAGTCATGTGTTTACTATTTTAAACCCACTGGAACCTGCAAGCGGTGTTTGTGTTTTATGAAGCTGAAGTGCAGGTTGGCACCAATGGAGTGTCCGCAGGGTTTTTGGCAAAAAACAACAGATATAGAAACGCCTGATGATTTACCACAGGAAATAATAGATGAAATATTAGATATGTGGAAAGATTTAAAAACAGGTAGGGCAAAAGACGTACAAGCAAAAAAAAGAATGATAGAAACATACAACGTAATACACATGACTAATTACAGCCCTACTACAAATTGTGGTAGCTGTATATCTACATGCTATGATGCAATTAAAAAACTATATAAAAAATATTCAGAATGAGCTATTTAACACATTTAAAAAGAAATAAAATGCACTATTCAAGCAGATGGATAGTAAAGTATGATGATAATAATTTAGTAAGGGAAGTTAAATTAATTTATAGCCCTGAAGAGTATAGGAAGTCATCAAAATCAAGGAAGCTAAACACCCAAGAGGGTTTAATTAAAATATTAGAAAATGACAAAGAAAGAAGAAATACCTCACTACTACATAGGTAAAAACCATAAAATAGAAGCAAGGAAGGTTATAGAGGATTTTCAGGCGGAGAGTTATAATTTAGGAACCGCTATCACCTATCTTTTAAGAGCAGGTAAAAAAGAAGGCAATCCTGCTGAGCAAGATATAAGAAAAGCTATAAACCATTTACATTTTGAATTAGATATAATTTATGGTAAAAGCAAAACAAGAACAGGCGGATTAGCACAAACAGGAGGGAAGCTATGACAATATATAAATGCCCATGTGGAGAGCAAGAAAAGGAAGTAAGTAAAGCTAAAATTATATTTAGAGATAATACATGGGTTGCTGATGTAATGTGTAAATGTGGTAAATATATGGATAGTGATCCTGTTGAGGGAATGCCAAGTATTAAAAGAACAGAAGCATCACTAAGCAAAAAAAAACGACATGATAAATTATGGGATGGAGCAAAGGAAAAGCTAATAGGAGAACGTGGAATAAATGAATCTTTTGATTAATGAAAACAAAACCTAGAATACCAAAGAACCCAAAGGCACTAGCAAAAAAGGTTGTTGAATATTATTTTAACAATCCAAATGCAAACAGCTTAAAAGAAATGACAAATAAGTTTGATGTTGCACATACAAGGATTACTAAAATACTTAGAGAGGAATTTAAGCAAAGGCGTGAAAATAGTATAACCCGCAAATATATACAATATGAATTTTGTAATTAAAAGCAGTCAGGATAAACAATCTCTTTTTAATTATCTTAAAGAATTAGGAAGTGATTATATAGTTAAAGTAAAGAAACAAAGAAACAATAGAAGCAATATGCAAAACAATTACTATTGGGCATGTATAGTACAACCATTAGCAGAAGAGTTAGGTTACTTTCCTGATGAAATGCATGACACTTTAAAAGTAAAGTTTGCAAGTGAGTGGCAAAGCATAGAGATAAACGAAAGGCAGATAGGATTACAAACAGTAAACAGCACAGCTAGAATGAACACAAAAGAATTTGAAGTATATGCAGACCAAATAAGGATATGGGCTTTAACAGAACTAGGTGTAAGATTAATGCTGCCAAATGAATTCAAGTAAGTTTCTATTATATAATATAGACTTGATTAATCAAAATAT